TAAGTCCAACGGTGTTATATCCGTTCCTGTTATTGTATAAGCAACGGTTGTATTATCAGCTACTCCAGTTGTGTTTAACGTGATAGTAACCGTGTCTCCTTCAGGGACTACTGCTTTATCGGAAAGTAGTACGTATGAAGAGGCTTCGTTTGAATCACCTATAAGGGAGGGGTCATTAACACTTCCTGCGTCATCATCATCAGGCTCATCAGGGTTGTTAGGATTGTTAGGAGCAGTCCCATTAGAATCTAATAAAACAATATCACTAGGTCTTGTCTCTAAGGGCATAGCCACTAGATGAGTCTGGCTATTGTTTGTCATTATCATGTAGAGGGTAGAGTCAACAAAATCAATCCCCCGTATCTCACCTGTGAAGGTAAACTTCGACCAAGCACTAAGGACTTTCTGGTTATTGTTCCAGAAGTAATTGTAGATGTATAGGGAGCCCTTTTCGTTAGCACTGAGGAGAGCTATAACGTCCTCTGATGTAGTTCCAGCCATTGCGATGATGTTACTAGGAATGTAAGCGGGAACATGCTCGGTCACTTCTACAGCGTCGTAGGTCTCTGTATTCGCACTTAGAGCTAACTCACGGAGTCCTGTGTAGGAGCCACGAGTGAACGGGAAGTAGACGTAGGAACCTAGTGGAGTAGGAGAAACAGAGTCATCTAGACTGAAGTTAGTTGTAGGAGACACCGAGACAGTCTTAGGTGTGAATAAGTCACCACCTTTCATCACGAACTGAACGTTGTCCGCAAACAACATCAAGTTCTCTTGGAAGATAGTGGCAGATTTAAGGTTAGTGACCTTGGTGCTACTTACGGTGACGTCGATAGGCCCTGAGTCGAGCAGTGAGGATACTGTCGTCCTGTAGAAGTTAAAGAACTCCCCAGCTTCGGAGAACACCACACTGTCATCGGTAATAAATCCTAAGCGATTTTTAAAGAATACAATGTCATTGATAGATTTACCAACAAATGATGGATTTGGATTTGTCTCCTCGTCCCCTGCTGCTCGCTTGGCGTAATCTAATGCAACAACCTCAAGTGTATTAAGGTTAGTGCTTCGGATAGTCATCGGCATAGAGTTTACGTCAAAGCCTTCGGATATATTAGGAGCTACGGTTTCTTCCCAAGCTCCGTCCCCGTAGTCTAGCCCACTGTGTGTGGTAAACTTCACCCAATAATTATCTTGGTCTAGGTCCGCATCTCCTACGACTTCTACTACAAAGTTATTAGGAGCTTTTGTAGGTAAATCCGCTAGTGAGTCGGTGCGTTTGTAAATACCTTTGATACCGCTTCCGCCTAACCCATCATCGGTAGTTAAGGAAAAATCACCCTCAACCTCATTATGCTCGATGATTATTGTATATCCTTCTCTGGTTGCTGTTAAGTGATTAGCACCAGCGGGGTCAAATATCGTATCACTATTAAAAGCTACTGTATGAAAATGGTAACCCTCATAGCTGTCATTTAATAACGACTTGGCAATGTTGTCTGTAGAGGCATCTGCTGAGACAGAGTTCCGTGTGCCGATTGTTGAAAATACATGGGTAGCCCCTGTCGCTATGTCCCCTTGCACTGTTAAAGACACGCTTGCATTGTAGTCGAATGCGAAATCACCTCCAGATACTTGCGTGTCGTGTTGTCCAAAAGTCCCTTGCTCGGTAATGCTTACGCTTCCAACTTTCTTAGTGCCGTTTCCCGTGCCATCATCCACTAATGTTATTTCAACAACAGGTTGAACCACTGTGTTAGCGTAAGTCCATTGCCCGTTAATGTAGCTGCCAAGGTCTCCGAAATCAATGTTTACGGTAAGTTCGGTGGGAGTCCCAGCGGGGTATCCTTCCCCAGCATTTGTTATGGATATAGCGTCAATGTAGAACATTTCCCACCCACTACCATAGTATTTATCTGATACGGTTACATCGAATGTAGCCACGGTAGAAGCAACGGCTCCGCTTATGTTGCCTCCAATAGTAACTTCGTATTTCTTCTCATAGTCTCCTTGAGCAATATAAACAAAGCCCTTCTTTTCGAGTGCTGGTGTCTTAGTTTGTGATAGAGAGACGCTGACTTCTTTATTTACTATGAATGTATTATCAGCCACCGTAAGGGCCTTTAGACTCTCTCTGGGTGTGCTTGTTTGAAGATAAGTTGGAGGAGTAAGAGCGGATGTGCTTCCATTCATTGAGCACTTAACACCAGTCACAATGTTCCAAGCTTCCATCCCCGAACCAGTGTGGATAACTACATACTTCTCGTTATCATCTCGATTGATAAAGTGAACAAAGCTATCAGCATCAATAGCTGTCTGCAACAACCTAGCAACGTGCCGAGTGTTAGGACGTTTCTTCAGTCCCTCTGCAACAGAGCTTAGAGCGTTTTCCTGCTCCTCGCATTGACCATCAAAACGAGTGGCATCAGGTTGCTGAGAGACACCTTGGATAAGGTTAGGAACACTAGTGTTAATTAAAGCCATTATGTAAGGTCGTAGTTACGGTTAATACCAATTCTGGTTGCTACGTCGTAGTTGTCAAATATAGTCCGATCAGAGCTGCCACTATCGAAGTCCATGAGGGCTGCATAAGCTTTGTATTCATCACGAGCGATAAGTGCTTCTAGCTCACGAGAACCGATGATGCGACCTTGGAACACACGAGAGGCACGCAGTACAATATAGCGACGAGCTGGTTCTGGTAGAGAGTCCCAATCTAGGAGACGAGTTTGGTTCACTTTGAGATCCTTGGTGAACACTGAGGTGTTATTAGAGCGATCAAAGAGACTTAAACCGCGCTGTACGACATCTATTGAAGTGTCGATGGGGTCTAGCTCAAGGATGTCCTCTGAGAGAGTTATAGTGCCATCCCCAGCAGGGCTCAGGGAGACGTTTACTTCTGTGTTGAATTGCCAGCCTACAGACTGAACAGCGCGACTAATCTCATCAAGAGTAGAGATAGCCGTAGCAGCGGAAACTGGGAGTGCGTTGGTGTTGCTGATGCTGTTGACAGGGCTTTCGCCAATGTGTCCTAGCATCGAATTTACTGCTTCTAGTTTAGATGTCAGAGTAGGCATATTATTGTATAAGTTAAAAGGGGTTAAAAAGAGACCCCAAGGGGATTGTCCCAAGGGGTCTCAGATTAAGTCAGAGCTTAGGCAGGAAGAACCTTAACAGCACACTCTGGTCTGAGAGGTGCGTGCCCCATTGCGTATTTAGCAACGAACAGAGTACCTTGACGTTGGATTTGGTACTCGCTTTCAGTAGCAAGATCGAGGAGCTTAACAGTTCCGATAGCTTCCTTAGTACCTGCAAGGAATCCCTTAGCAGATGCTGTACCGCTAAGAGCGGAGAAGTCACCGTTGTAACCAGCACCGCCAGCACCGAACACGTCGTTGTTTGCAGCACCGTCGTCAGTTGCAACAGCAGAAGCATCACCGAGACCGATAACGCTGTCGAGGTGGTTGCTCTTGAAGAGGTTGATACCAGCGACCTGAGCGATCTTACCAGTTGCAACATTACCTACACCACCAGTGTCACGATTGATAGCGACGTTGTCGGAAGTGAGGAGAGTGTAGTACTGAGAAGGAGTCAAGATAGCGAAACGACCTTCATCTGGAGCATCTTTCTCGTCAAGAGAGCGAGCAACAGCGTAGAGCGAGTCAACAAGACCAGCAGCAGTGTCAGTAGTAGCACCAGAGATGCTTGTACCACCGTTACCACCGATAGGCGATGCACCACCAGCAGCAGCGAAGAGAGTCTTCATTGTTGCGATGTCGAAGCGCTTAGCAAGAGCCTTACCGAGTTCCTTAGCGTAGATGCTACGGACGTCGTAGTGGTTCTTGAGCTCATCGATGTTGGCGATGAATGTCGAAGCAATCAGAACGTCATCGATGTTGATGGTGCGCTCAGCGTGCTTGATGGTTGATAGGTAGCTGTTAGAGCTATCCACGATGTCTTCACCAACAGTGTGGTATTTAGCATCAGCGACACCTGTAACAGGGAACTGAGCTGTCTTACCAGACGAGATGGTGCGGACCATGTGGAGATCCTTCATGATGTTCTGCTCCTCGAAAGTCGTCAGGATTTCTCCCGAGAACACTTTGAGAAAGAGACTATCGACGTCTCCAGAACCGTTTACTTGTCCCAAACGGGACGGACTTGTATTAGCCATTATATTATTTCTATTTTTGAGTTAGTTT